GGGCATCAAAAGTTGGGAAACATCAAAAGTAACACAAGAGCTACTTAATTGAGTAAGATCTATACCAACACCTGGTACAAGTTGATATTGAGTAGCCACATGAGTGTATCTTTTAAGAAGATCTTTAATAGACTTATAAGTCTCACTCATGCAACTAAGATCTGTCTTATAGAGTTGTTGACCTAACATAGACAGATCTGTGCCAGGATTAGGATCTATACCTTGTGCAATTGGAATCCATGCAGTATTACTACGTGAAACGTAATTAAGTCTGTAATCAGGGCCACCAGCAATAAAAACATTATATGGGTAAGATGTTGGCAAACCACTAGGAACAGCTAGAGGATTAATAACATAAAGGGCTATTTGACCTACACATGATTCGTAAGCAACATCGTCATCATTATCTACTGTAGCAACACCAGGAATAGGGGTAGCTAAAAACTGAGATCTCATAACACGCTTCCAAGGAGTGTCAGCAACATATGGAACATCAACTTCAAACGATTTGTTATCACCATTAATCTCAAAAGTATAACCCAAAGCTGAAGTAGGTTCAATACCAGCAGTATTGTTGTCAGGACAAGCGGTTCCATATATAATAGCACAATAAATTTTCATAGTAACAAAACTATTAGTTATAAAATCAAAACGGTATTTTAAACTACCACCCCAAAAGTTAAACGGCATAGTAATATAACTTAGAAGTGGAATTTGTATTTTAGTGCTGGGAGGACACCACGCATCAGGAGCAGCGCTATTAAGACGTGGAGAAGGTTGATTATTTATAGCAGGTACAATATATGGAGTGACAGGAAAATAGGTAATTGATGAACCAGTACCTTGTGCGGTAGAAATAGTACCAGTAAAGTAATAAGTATACTTACTACATAGATATGACAAAGACATTTCATCCATCTCAGTACCAAAATCTTTAGGTGTAGATGTAGAAACACCACCAGGATGTAAGCACATTCGATTAAGATGTTCAATGTTGGTAGCTTGTGACATATAACCCATATGACGTCGAACGAAATAATCAGGAGAAAGAGTAAAATTGGGTTTATCCATAGTGCTCAGCTTAAGATCTGCAGACAAATCGTAAGAATCACCTCTAATATTAGTGGGTAATGTTTGACTTGCAACCTTTTCCCAGTTAGTAATATTATTAGTAACATAGGACTGTGAACCACCTTGTGAAGTGGCAGAATTAACTTTCGGAACGCACATGTGCACATCTTCTAAATGAACCCAAATGGTAGCATAAATAGTAGATGTAGCACCTGTACCTACATTCAAAGGATTAAAAACAATAAGACGAAGGGTGTGTGTAGTATCATTAAAATAAGTGCTCAAAGCTGAGTGCACATATCTGCCAGCAGTTTGTGTAGTATTGGGATTGGCAGCTATATTGACCCATTCAAAGGGAGCAACCCAAGGGGCAGTAAGAGTAACAGTGTCATTACTTGAGGCATCCAAAAAAGCATGATCAAAGCCAGTGTATCCAGAAAGATTGTTGTTGGCAGAAGGATAAAAAGAAGCATTATCAATAGAATAAGGAGTGATAAAAGCTAAAAGACGACCGGCGGAAAATTTATTTCCATTAAGTTGAATACGAAAAACAGGACGATATTTCATAAATGTAAAAGCATTAACAGCTTGACTCCAAGCAGCCATTTTAAAAAGAACATCGGGTAAGGGAACAGCTTTAAGAACAGTGCCTTGTGTTTGCGTAGCACTATAAGCGTATGTTCCAACACGTTGAGGCTTCATAAAAAGTCGTTGCAAAGACCAATCACCAAACATTAAATTAGAAGAGTCGCGTGGTGAGATGGACTTATCAATATCAATAGACGGTTTCTGTTCAATAAAAGTAAGAGCTGAAGCAACATTAGTTTCTTGTTTAGTGTTAGCATCATTTGATTCACCAGCAGTACCTCGAGAAGTAGACGGTGCATCACCACCTTGAGCCACAGGAAGGGTAGAATTGTCAGATTGAATTGTCTTATTAAAGAGAGTGCTCATAATACCTTGAAAATAAGTAGTCTTATTAGCACTAACAGGACTTTCTGTAGTTGTAAAAGTAGTTTCTTCAGACATAGGATTGGTATCAGTATTAAAACAAAGGTCTAAATATTCCCAATCAAGAAGGTGGGGCATGTTATTATAAAATTTACCAGAATCAATTAAAGCTTGTTGTAATTTAGCTCTTTCAGCGTTGAAACGATCGACTCCATAATGATACCACATCATTAAAGCCATATTTGCGTTAGTACAGGTAGCAGCATATTTATCATCAGATTCACGAACCCAATTAACCATTTCATTCAGGGTGTTAACATCCATGGTGGCATGATAAATCATACCATCTCGTCGAAAACCGTTCTTAAGGAAAGTACAATCTTCTAGATTCTTATAAGGAATAATTTCACCAGATTTATCAGCCATAGTGAGTTTGATATTATAAATAGCCAAATGTTGTGAAATGGTCACCATATTATACCAATCTATGACTTCTCTTTTAATGGAAACAATACTATCATCACCATAACAATACAAACGAACATTATCATAAAAACATTTAATAGATCTTAATTCTATAGGGGCAAGAGCCAGCCATGCAATCTTATAATACTTGTCATTTCCGTTGGTATTAACAATAACAGTGCAATTACAACCAGATGGCATACCACAATGAACACAATAAGCTACATTAACACATTGGGTGGGGGTATGAATGAGTTCATTCCATAAAACTTCTCTAACACGAGCATGAGTTTCATGGTCGGGTTCTTTACGATAAAAATGATTAATCGCATGAACATCAATCTCCATAACATCAGGAAGCATGGTGCCATCAAAGCAAGTATAATCAGCATCAGCACCAATATCAGAGTTAGCCAAAAGATTATTCATGAGTTCGGTCCAATCAAATGAATAAGGGTTAATACCTACAGCAGAGTGAGTTTTCAATTTACTACGATAAAAAGCAATAATATAATCCATAAAATACATTCGAAATAAAATTTGATAATCAAGTGGAGGACTAACAATAGTACGAACTAATTTACCTGGCTTACGGCGTTCATCTTTTGGAATATCCATCCAAATAGAATCATAACAAATGCCATCTTTGGCCATGCTAAGACGAGTATCTAGTGCAGTTCGAAGGTGGGGATGGGAAATGTGATAATTACCAGCGTCATCTTTAGCAAAGAAAGCAAATTTTCCTTTACCACTAAGAAGTTTCTTATAAGGAAGTCCAGGAGAAGTATGCATATTAAGACGATCAAAATAATCATACTTAGAATTGCCATTAATGGCTTCAAATTCAGAGACTATACCTAAACCATAAGAATCAAGCGAATCAACTATATCACAAGCATCTTGAAGAAGAGCCTTCTTCACAGCAGGATTAAGAGGCATACTAGGATTAAAATATTTAGAAATAGAAATAGCCATATTATCACGCTTCATATCTACAGGAAAAGTAGTTGGTTTAGAAATGACACCATGTATACAAGAAGGTTGAATTTCGGTTTTACAAATAGGGTAAACGGCATCTTTAGCAGGAACAGTTCCATAATAGGTATAATTACCTTCAGGTAAAACAACGGCAGGTTTATCATCGCAGGTAATAGGTCGATTTCGAGGTTGAATACGAGGAACAAATTGAGATAACATTTCACTGGTAATCAAATCAGAATAACCATGATGTTTTGTACGCTCACCAGCGACATGTATACCCAAAAGTTTACCACGAATTTTTGTATTGTAGATAACGAGAACAGATCCGCAATCACCTGAAACAGTGATAGCATCATATTGAAAACCTTTAAATATTGTGTATGGGTCTAATTTATCACTCAAGGAATATTTTTGGTTTGTGACATGTTGAATAACAACGAGTTGTCTTTCATGTTCACCAGAATTAAATTTATTTATACTAGCATCAC